GTTTCCTGAGTTAAAGCAACGAGCTTATGCGGAGTACAAAGAGTGGGATCCTGATGCATTGATTGTGGAAGCAAAAGCTGCCGGTTCTCCGTTAATATTTGAACTTAGGGCCATGGGTATACCCGTACAGGAATTTACTCCAAGTCGTGGTAATGATAAAATTGCGAGATTAAATGCAGTAGCAGATATTTTTGCTAGTGGTAGAGTGTGGGTGCCTAATACAAGTTGGGCGGAAGAACTGGTTGAAGAAGTGGCAAGTTTCCCTTCTGGAGAACACGATGACATGGTAGACTCGATGTCACAGGCGCTATTGAGATATCGTAAGGGCGGCTTTATTCCTTTGCAATCAGACTTAGCCGATGAAGTTAGAGAATTTAAATCCAAGCGTCATGCTGGATACTATTAAGGTAAATAATTATGGATTACGAACCATTAGAAAAATTACCAGGCGTAACTCACCTCTTTGAAACAGAGCGTGGATCAACCTACGCCCACCATGACGACACAACAACTACTAGAAACCGTAGTTCTGCAAATCATGCAGATAAGACAGAAGGCATGCAACCTCGGTCTGGGCGAACTGTTTATATGACTCCAACTGCGTCAACAAATGTAGCTGGAATATTCCAAAATGCAGATATGGCAACTAGATTTGTGCCAGTTTTAGATGCAGAAGGTAAACCAACTGGAAAAGCGGCCTTAGAGTTAACTCAAGATTATGGCCCTAAAAAGGCTGGTACAAGACTTGGTACTGCACCATACGAAACAAAACCAGCCGTAGGATTGACCCCTGTTGAGATTATGAATTCAAATAGTCCAAAAGGTGATACTGGTAGAGGTATCCATTTTGGAACAAAGATTACAAATGTAAGAACCGCTGGCGGTGGTGGCGGAGGTGGCAGTGGAGCTAGTGGATCTGATATGAAATTTATGAAAGGTATTGGCAATTTACCAAATCCAACATATAAAGTTGGTGGGTTGGTTGACAAACCTTTAGCTGGCGGTTGGAAATTAATTTAAGGTAAATAATTATGGCAATTGATAAAGCACTATACCAAGCCCCTGAGGGTATTGAAGCTCTTGCGGAAAAAGAAGTTCCTATTGAGATTGAGATCGAGGATCCAGAATCGGTCCGTATTGGTATAGACGGTATGGAGATTGAAATTGAACCGGGTAAAGAAGTTGATGATGAGTTCAATGCCAACCTTGCTGAAGAATTAGAAGAAAGCGTATTAGCTAGTATTGCCAGTGATTTAATAGGTGATGTTGAAGGCGATATAGCTTCTCGTAAAGATTGGATTCAAACCTATGTAGATGGTTTAGAGTTATTAGGTTTAAAGATTGAAGAACGTAGTGAGCCATGGGAAGGCGCGTGTGGTGTGTATCACCCACTGATGAGCGAAGCGTTGGTTAAATTCCAAGCTGAAACCATGATGTCTATTTTCCCTGCTGCTGGTCCAGTTAAGACTCAAATTATTGGTAAAGAAACACCACAGAAAAAAGCAGCTGCTGAACGTGTCCAAGATGACATGAATTTTCAGCTAACAGATGTAATGTCTGAGTACAGACCTGAAACCGAGCGTATGTTGTGGGGCTTGGGTCTATCTGGCAATGCGTTTAAAAAAGTTTATTTTGACCCTACTATGGATCGTCAGGTGTCAATGTTTGTACCAGCGGAAGACATTATTGTCCCGTATGGAGCTAGTAATCTAGCATCTGCAGATCGTATTACTCATGTGATGCGCAAGACAGAAAACGAGGTAAAGCAACTACAAATAGCAGGATTCTATAGAGATATAGATCTTGGAGAGCCAGATAACATACTGGACGAAGTAGAGAAGAAGATTGCCGAGAAACTAGGGTTCCGTGCTACTTCAGATGATCGCTACAAACTATTAGAGATTCATGCCAATTTAGATTTAAAAGGGCACGAGCACACTGACGAAGACGGTGAGCACACTGGTATCGCTTTGCCTTACATCGTAACTATTGAAAAGGGTAGTCTAGAAGTTCTTTCTATCCGCAGAAATTGGGAACCAGATGATAAGAAAAATACTAAACGCCAGCACTTCGTACATTACGGTTATATTCCGGGTTTTGGCTTCTATTGCTTTGGCCTCGTGCATCTTATTGGCGCTTTCGCCAAATCAGGAACGTCTCTTATTAGGCAGCTTGTTGACGCTGGTTCACTTGCAAACTTGCCAGGTGGCTTTAAGACCCGTGGATTGCGTGTCAAGGGAGACGACACCCCGATAGCTCCAGGCGAATTCCGTGACGTAGACGTACCTAGTGGGGCGATGAAAGATAACATCATGCCGCTCCCATACAAGGAGCCAAGCCAAACATTGATGGCGTTGTTAAACCAGATCGTAGAAGAAGGTCGCCGCTTTGCTAACACTGCCGACTTACAGATTAGCGATATGTCTGGTCAGGCACCAGTTGGTACAACACTAGCAATTCTAGAACGCACATTGAAGGTGATGTCAGCTGTACAAGCTCGTATTCACTATAGCCTCAAGCAAGAACTTAAGTTATTAAAAGGCATCATTGCTGCGTACACCCCTGAGGAGTATGACTATGAGCCAACCGAGGGTTCGCGCCGCGCTAAAAAGAGCGATTATGAAAATGTTGATGTCATTCCGGTGTCGGATCCCAATGCGTCAACGATGGCACAAAAGATTGTCCAGTACCAAGCAGTACTTCAACTGGCGCAAGGGGCACCCCAACTATACAACCTCCCGCTTCTCCATAGACAGATGCTCGATGTTTTGGGGATCAAGGATGCACAAAAACTTATCCCAATGGCGGAAGACCAAAAACCGCAAGATCCAGTTTCGGAGAATCAGAACGTCTTAATGATGAAACCGGTCAAAGCTTTTGCTTATCAAGACCACAAAGCACATATTGCTGTACATATGTCTGCTATGCAAGATCCTAAAATTGTTCAGTTGCTACAAGGCAACCCAATGGCTCCGCAATTTCAAGCAGCTATGATGGCGCACGTTAATGAGCACTTAGGGTTCCAGTACCGTATTGAGATTGAACAACAACTAGGTATGACTTTGCCACCACAGTATGACGAGGCTGGCGAAGAACAAAACATGAACCCAGAAGTTGAGGCTCGTTTGGCTCCGATGTTGGCGCAAGCTGCCACTCAATTGTTACAGCAGAATCAAGCCCAAGCACAGCAACAACAGGCGCAACAACAGGCCCAAGATCCAATTGTTCAAATGCAACAACAAGAGTTACAACTCAAAGCTGCTGAACAACAACGTAAAACTAAGAAAGACGCTGTTGATGCCCAGCTTAAAATGGCACAAATTGATGTGGAAAAACAACGGATTCAAACCCAAGCCAAGCTTGATGGGGCTAAAGCTATGATGGCTCAGTCTGCACAGAAGAAATCGTTGCTAGTTAATTCTGGGGTTGACTTGTTAAAGAACTACACAGCTAGAAAACACGAAGAAACTAAGCAACATAAAGAATTGTTTGCTAAAGGGCTAGACAATGCCCACAAACACGCAACAACTAAAAAGAAAGGTGACTAATGAACGTAACTGATGTTCTAGTGGACGAACTAGATAAGAAGGTTGAACAACTAAAAGATTGGATAGCCAGCGGACAGGCTGAAGACTATGTAGGGTACCAAAAAACGTGTGGCGAGATTCGAGGTCTGCTAATTGCACGTGGTTACACATTAGACCTCAAACAAAACCTGGAGAACTCGGACAATGAGTGAACTAAAACTTAGCCAAGCGGTGGACCTATCGGCTGTGCTAAACAAAGAAGTGGAAGAACGAGCAAAACAACTACCGATTCCACAGGGATACCGCATTTTATGTGCAATTCCCGAAGCTGAAGAAGCGTATGACAGCGGCATTATTAAATCAGACGAAGCACGTAGACATGACGAACTCTTAACCACTGTGTTGTTTGTAGTGGATATGGGACCTGATTGTTACAAAGACCCAACCCGTTTTCCCAACGGCCCATGGTGTAAAAAGGGTGATTTTATCCTTGTGCGCCCTAATGCAGGTACACGTTTAGTTATACATGACCGTGAATTTCGCATTATTAACGATGACTCTGTGGAAGCAATTGTGCAAGATCCGCGTGGCATTAAACGTAAATTTATTTAAGGAGGCCGGACATGGCTGAATTTGAAAAAGTAGAATATGAGTTTCCTGATGAAGTAGAAGCTAAGGGTAAACCCGTAGAAAAGGAAGAACCAGAGCTAGAAATCGAGATTGAAGACGATACTCCCCCAGAGGACCGTAATCGCCGACCTGCTATGGACCCAGATGCGGTCAAGAAGCTAGAAGTTGAGGTAGATGAGCTGGATAAATACAGCGCCGAAGCCAAAGACAAAGTAATTAAGATGAAAAAAGTTTGGCATGACGAACGCAGACGCGCGGACGCAGCTGAACGAGAGCAAAGGGAAGCCTTACGAGCTGCCGAAAGGTTAATGGCAGAAAACAAGCGCATGAAGGATATGATTGCTAACGGCGAGAAGGAATATGTCGCGGCAATGAGAGGTTCTGCCGATATGCAGCTTGAAATGGCTAAACGTTCTTACAAAGAAGCATATGATTCTGGCGATTCTGATAGGGTTTTAGAAGCCCAACAAGCAATTACAGAAGCAACTTTGCGTTTGGACAAGGTAAAGAATTTTAAACTACCCCCTTTACAAGAAGAAAAATTTGAGGTACAAAGAGAGGAACAGTACCAATCTCCACCAAAACCAGACGACAAAGTTATGGCTTGGCAGGAAAATAACCCTTGGTTCGGACAGGACGAGGAAATGACTGCAGCTGCACTTGGCTTACATGAAAAGCTAAAGCGTCAGGGGGTCGTGATTGGATCTGATAATTATTACGCGGCGTTAGACACAACAATGCGAAAACGGTTCCCAGAGGAATTTGATGAGCCGGAAGAAGTAGCGGTTAAAGCAAAGGAAGACGCTCCGAAAGCAAAACCCAGCACGGTAGTGGCGCCTGCGACAAGAAGCACCGCTTCTAAAAAAGTCAAGCTGACAACGACCCAAGTGGCGTTGGCTAAAAAACTTGGCCTTACCCCAGAGCAATATGTCCGTGAACTTTTAAAAATGGAGGCCTAACATGGCTGGCAACAAACTTAGTAGAGAAGTAGATACCAGAGAATTAAATGAGCGCCCAAAGCAGTGGCAGCTCCCAGAACTTCTCCCAGAGCCCGACAAGCAGGCTGGGTATTCGTACCGTTGGATTCGTGTTTCTACACTTAATGCTGCTGACCCACGCAACTTGTCTGCGAAGATGAGAGAGGGTTGGGAGCCTGTAAGATTAGAAGAACAACCAAAATTCCAACTGCTAGCTGATCCAAATAGTCGCTTTAAGGACAATATTGAAATCGGCGGATTATTACTCTGTAAGACTCCAACTGAATTTGTGGAACAAAGGAATGCTCATTTCCAGAAACAATCACAAAACCAGACGGAAGCTGTAGATAATAATTTAATGCGCCAAAGTGACCCACGGATGCCTCTCTTTACTGAGCGGAAATCAACAAGTTCTTTTGGTACTGGTTCTTAAATTTAATTAGGAGTTATAAATGGCTTATCCTACCGTTTCAGGCCCTTATGGGTTTCAGCCAATCAATTTGATTGGTGGTCAGGTATTTGCTGGTTCTACTCGCTTAATTCCCATCGCTTCAGGCTCTGGCACATCAATTTTTTACGGTGATGTCGTACGTCTAAACACAGGTGGTACATTAAGCAAAGTTTCAACCACAGCTACCGCAACCGACGCAGTTGGTATTTTCTTGGGTTGTCAGTTCACAAACCCAACTACCAAACAATTGTTACAACAACAGTATTACCCAGCTAGCACAGTGGCTTCTGACATTCAAGCTTTTGTTATGGATGATCCAGACGCTCTGTTCAAAGTAGCGGTAACAGCTGCTGGTACATCAACAATGTCTGGCGTTACACGTGCAGCAGTTGGTCTAAATACAGCTTTAATTTTGACTACTGGTAGCACAACCACAGGCGACTCTTTAGCATCTGTTTCAGCTACTACAGCTGGCACTTCAACTTTACCAATGCGTATTGTTGACGTAATTCCAGAAACAGTTAATGCATCGGGTTCTTACACTGAAGTTATTGTTAAATTTAACTTTGGTACCCACACTTACTACAGCGCTACTGGTGTAGCTACTGCAGCCTAATAGGAGCATATAAATGGCTATTTCACGCGCACAACTACTAAAAGAGTTGTTACCAGGCTTGAACGCTTTGTTCGGGCTCGAGTACGCTCGTTACGGCGAAGAGCACAAAGAGATCTATGATACAGAGACTTCTGAGCGTTCTTTTGAAGAAGAAACCAAATTGTCTGGCTTTACAGCCGCCCCAGTCAAAAACGAAGGCTCTGCTATTCGTTACGACAACGGCCAAGAAGCATGGAC